ATTAAGAACTAGAGATTTATTTACTGCTGTGGTTATCAATGACTTGTTCATGGAAAAACTACAAAACAATGAAGATTGGTATTTGTTCTGCCCTAATGATATCAAAAAAGCTGGGTTAACACCACTTTATGAATTACATGGGGAAGCATTTGAAGCTGAATATTACAAAGCTGTTGAATTAGGATTGGGTAAAAAAGTTAACCCTAAAGACATATTTGATTCACTTATCAAATCACAAGTAGAAAGTGGTAAACCATATGTAATGTTTAAAGATAATGCGAACAAACGCAATATGCAAAGAAACATTGGGATTATCAAACAATCTAATTTATGTATTGAGATTTTTCAAGCTTCAAGACCAAACTATACACCACAATGTACATTAGCATCTATAAATTTAGCTGAACAAGATTCATTAGAATCAATTGCTAAAACAACTAGAATTTTGGTTAAAGCGTTGAACAAAGTTGTTGATAAAAATAAATGGTCTGATGATTGGAGTAAAGCTGCTGGTGAAGACCAAAGAGCTTTGGCTATCGGTGTTGCTGGTATGGCTGATTTCTTCGCTAAAAGAAAAATATCTTACGAAAGTGAAGAAGCTAAACAATGGAATAAAGACATTGCAGAAACAATGTATAAATCTGCTGTTGTTGAATCAATGAGATTAGCTATTGAGAAAGGTGAAAACTACCCATCATGGGAAGGAAGCCCATATTCAGAAGGTAAAACATATATTGAAGGATGGTCACCACTACCAGAAGGTGAACCTATCCCAATGTTAAATAGCCTTTTATTGGGAATGATGCCAACAGCTTCTTCTGCTATCTTATTGAGTGTATTTGAATCATTTGAACCAGTAACATCAAATCTATTTACAAGACGAGTTGGTCAAGGTGAGTTTTTAGTTATCAATAAATATTTGGTAAACGAATTAATTGATGAAAAATTATGGGATTCAAATATGGTTGATAAAATTATTAAAAATAAAGGAAGTGTTCAAAATATAGTTGAAATACCAGAAGATATTAGATATAGATATAAAGATGTTTGGGAAATTCCTCAAAGAGTGTTATTGGATTTAGCGATTATTAGAAATAAATTTGTTGACCAATCACAGTCTTTGAACTTGTATCACTCTGATGCTAAATACGGTAAGATTGCCAGTGCTCTTATGTATGCTTGGAAAGGTGGTTTAAAAACTGGTGTTTATTACACTAGAACTAAATCAAAATTAGAAGCAAATTCTAAATTAGCGTCTAACCAGATTATACAAAATGTCGAAAAACCAAAAGACACTCAATTTGAATGTTTTGGATGCTCAGCTTAATTCAAAATAAAATTTAAAAAAGGGGACTATGTAGTCCCCTTTTTTATTTCTCATATTTACTTATAAAAAACTTTTAGTATTATATTTATCTAATAAATAAAAAGAATATGTCAAAATATATCAATATAAACTATCCCTTCAAAGACAGTGCAAAAGGGTTTTTTTTAGATTTAACGGAAAACGATAAACAAGCTATAAAAGCTGATTTATTACATTTAATACTTACTAGAAGAGGTCAAAGATTATACAATCCAGATTTTGGTACTGATTTACTAAGATTTATATTTGAACCTAACGATATATTGACTGAAGAAGGTATTAAAGATGAAATTAGAACTGTGGTTAAAAAATTCTTACCTAACTTAAAGTTAGACGATATAATAATTTCTGCGTCACCAGAGAGTGAATATGCAGCCGTTGTAACTATAAGTTACACAATAAGTGATGATGTTTTTTCTTCATCAGATATAGTAGTAGTAAAAATTTAAAATAATAAAGATTTATCAAAAATTAATGAATATTTCTTATTACCACAATCATACACCCTATAAATACCCCTAGATAACATTATTTTATGTTCTGATATACTTGAATCAAACCCTTGACTAATTAACACGTCTTTTCTGTATTTAAATCTATATTCTCTATTTTTATTTATCAAATAAAAATAGTTTTGGGTGGTATTTTTAACGAAATTAAAACCTAATTTTTCATATAATCCACCCATAGACCATCTTCTATCAGCATAAGAAATTACTTCTTTAGGTTTATATATTTTAATAAAATGTTTAAGTAATTTATCAGCACCACCAATAACTGTGGTGTTTAGTTGATTGCAAAATCTAATAAGCTCAAATGAACCTTCAATTTGTTTCTGACCCATAACTTTCCTTAACCCACCAAATGTCATTAAAGACACTAACTCATTATTATAATATAAACCTAGTTTTATCTTACTATTAGAATAACCTTGTATGTGGTTTATATTTAAAAAATCTCTAGCTTCTTCATTAGTTACTTCAATTATTTCAGTTTTCCTAGCGTATATTTTTCTAGTTGTTAAACCAAGTATATTCAATAACCTTGATTTTACAATTTCTTTTTTAAATAACCACTCATCTTCAAATATATGAATCAATTGAATCCCTTGTTTTTCACATAATTCAGTTTTATTCAAGTGATAATTTTTATCTATATACTCTTCAGAATGCCAATATAACCCATTACATTCAATAGCTACGTTATGTGAGGGTATTAAAATATCTATTTCTTTACCGTTTAATATTGTTTTATCATTATTTTTAATTATTATACCGTTTTCTTTCATAAATAAGCCAACTTCTTTCTCAAATTCAGACGTTCCATTATTAGAACATTTATTACAGCCATTACCTTGTTTATGTGAATCACACCTTTGTTTGAACTCACCATGAATCGGGCAAACTATCTTTACTTCATCGGTTATTTTAAAATAATCAACCAACGAATAGTCATATTTATTATTGTGTTTTTCTGAACAATATTTAACAAAAGAACTAGTATCACATATTTTACCTAAACATTTAAAACAACCTTGTTTTTTATTTAAATGATTGTTTGGTGTTTGTTCAAAAACACCATGTTCTGGACATATTATTTTAATTGTTTTATACGAATTATTATAATCAACCAAAGAATAATCGTATCTATCACCATGTATTAAGATAGATTTTTGGATAAAACTGTTAGTGTCTAAACCACTAGTACCACCACAATACAAACAACCTTTACCTTTTAAATGATTTAACGGTATTTGTTCGAAAACACCATGAATAGGGCATTTTATTTTTATTTTAGTTCTATTATTTTTGTAATTAACTAGAGAATAATCATATTTATTTTTATGTATTAAATTTGCTTCTGTATAAAAACTATCAATAGTTTTTCTTTGGTTAAGATGTACCTCACAAACCGAACATTTATTACAGTTCTGTCCAGATAAATGTTTTATTGGTGTTTGTTCAAATTCTCCATGTGTATAACAGCGTATTTTAATTTTAGATGCGTTGTTTTTATATTCAACTAAAGAATAATCATATCTATCACCATGTACTAATTTAGCTTGAATTATAAAATCTTCTTGTGTTTTCCTTTTCATACTTTATGGTGTTTAGTTATAATTATGTTACAAATGTATTAAAAATAAATATAATAATAAAGATTTATTAAAAATTTATTTTTATTATATTTATATTAAAAATATAATATGGTAAATGTAAATTATACATCAAGGGATTTCGCAAATATAAGAACTGATTTAGTTAATTATGTTAAACAATATTACCCAGATATTTTCGGTGATTTTAATGATGCATCTGTAGGTATGATGCTTTTAGAATTAAATGCTGCTGTAGGAGATATGTTATCTTTTAATACTGATAGAATGTTTGCTGAAACACAAATAGACTACGCACAAGAAAGAAAATCAATCCTCTCTATAGCTAGAACTCTTGGTTTAAAAATACCAGGAAAAAGAGCTAGCGCAACAATTGTTGATTTAACCGTAACACTACCAGTTTTTGGTGATACTTTTGATATTTCATATGCACCAATAATTAGAGCTGGCTCACAAGTATCTGGTGCTGGTAAAATTTTTGAATTGAATAATGATGTTGATTTTTCTAACCCTTTTTCCGTTAGTGGTATTCCAAATCGTTTAATTATCCCTAACTTTAATGGTAATGGTACGTTGATTAATTACTCAATAACTAAAAGAGAGATAGTTACAAACGGTTATAGTAAGATTTTAAAAAGAGTTATTAATACTAGTGATTCTAGACCATTTTTAGAGGTTATTTTACCAGATAATGACGTTTTAGATATTGACTCAATAATAACACTACCAGGTACAAACTATTTAACAACACCAACATTCACTGAATTTTTAAATAAAGAAAACAAATGGTATGAAGTTGATGCATTAGCTGAAGATAAAGTTTTTATTGAAGATAATACACGTTCTAGTGATAGTTCAGGTGTAAAACCAGGTAAATGGATAAGTGTTTCTAAAAGATTTATAAGAGAATATACTGATTTAGGTTTCACTAAAATAACTTTTGGTGCTGGAACACAAGACATAAATAGTCTTTGTGATTTTGACACAAATCCATTATTAGTTAAACAAATAGGTAATTTTATAAATAATATGTCTCTAGGTGTTGTTCCTACACCTAATACTACAATGTTCATAAAATATAAAGTTGGTGGCGGTAGTGATTCTAATTTAGGTCCTAATGTAATCAAAGGGTTAGGTATTATTGATATGACTGTTAATGGTAGTGATTCAACTATTAATCAAAATGTTAAAAAATCGTTAAAGGTAAATAATCTATTTCCAGCTATTGGTGGTAAAAATGCACCTAGTATAGA